CTGGTATATTGGTGGAAACAGGCCGACCCCTCCTTACGGATATTTTGTTGCCTGTGGTCGTTGAGGATGATTGACTCTCTGATTCGTTAGACCTCCGACTCCTGCCAGAGCTGAGCGTACTGAGTGCAGCGGTGCGACTTCCTAGATGGCCCTTAGAAACTGGATTACTTCGGGTCGGGCTATGAGACAGAGCTTCTAGGGAAAGAGGTAGCTGCCCCCAGCTGGAGGATCAATATCTCTTCATGGGCCCGTCATCATTCGATTACACTCGTTACTCCTGGGGACGCTTTGCTTTGGACCAGCCCCGGACTCGTTTAGACATCGATTACTTCGCCCTTCAATTATGCAAGCATATAGAATTCGCGCCCTCCTCGAGCTCCTCATCCGCGGGAATGCCTGGTGCGCTCCCCCCAGTTTGGCGATTGCTCTCTTCAGAATCTTTCCAATCAGATACTTACTCCACATACTTCACAATAGAGACAATCACGATACTTACGTATCTAGTTTTAGGAAACCAACCCGCGTGCGTGGCGAACGGACAGTACGATGTCAGCGAGCATTAGGTTGCTAAACCACCTATTTACAAGAGCAATTGTTTCCCTTTCTTGACCGCGAAGGGGAGCACATGTTTAACAAGTGCTTTCTTAGCTATCTTCTTAATCGTGTTCCGTGCAGAGTCGCTTGGACCAACATGGATCCCATTATGCGAGCTTGAGAACTCGTTAATGGCGGTCTGCATAGGCACGTTAAGGACGGGCTGAGGGACAGCTAAGGATGAAATCGGGGCGTCCTCCTGAGCAGTGTACTCGAAGTTAGCGGTGATCTCAATCAAACACGGGGACGAGTTAACTTTAGTTCCGAACAGACCGACGTATATTGATTCCCAATATGGCTGGGTCTGTTGAGTGGTGGTGGCATCGGCTACCTTAGACAGCTCGTAGGCGAGTCCTGATCTAGGGTGGGCAACGACATGCCACTCTCCACCATGCACGAATGGGTGCATTTCGTAAGTGCTAAAGTTAAGTGGTGAGAATGTGGTTGTTGAACCGAGTACTGGGGGCCCTCCTTTGGCGATTATGAGGTAACCTGCGGAATCTGTGGCACTTAAGGTGTTCACAATTCTGATTCCAAAAGAGGTAGGCCTAGCATAAAGGCCATAAGTGCACAACAACGTCGTACTCCAGTCAGTGATCTTCGCTGCCGCCCAGGTGACTGTGGTGGTGGAGATAGCTGTTGATGGAGTTGTGGGATAGTTGAAGTTGGGCCCGAAGCAAACTGCAGTGTTACCACTGGGGTCTGCAAGTAGTGTAACGGTCGCTTTCGAGCGTTGGGTGAGAGTTGAACCAGCACCGGCATCGGGGTACCTGGCACTGGCAGCGTGATCGGAGAACGGATCGGTAAGTCCGGTGAGCATATTACTATGCGTATCGTCTTCGAATAGGGTTTGTGCAGCAAATCTAGCTGCGGAGCGGAGAGCTCGCTTGGCAGGCGATCTCTTCTTGGGCTTGTCTGAATTTTTCTTCTTGTTCGGCATTTTGCCTCACGTGATAAGACTCAACCCAGGATTGCGAGGGAAGCCACCGGTAGACGTCCCACTCACAACCCCATTCAAAAGTTGACCTGACATCGAACGTCCACGAGGAAAAGAAGGACTCGTAGACCAACTGCTCAGAAGTTGAGCAGTCGAATGCCAAGGCAAAGGACTCGCGTGCACAGCGCTTGATAGGGACAGGCTTAAACGCAGAGATGGGGCGGCCGAATAGTCTCAGCTCACGCCCAACACGCGACTTAAGGCCATCGCTAGCAAGGGAGTAGTCCTTTGGTCTTCCCACGTTACGCAAAACACAAGCAGCGAACGCCTGAAGAACGGGCACACCTAAGTTCAAGACAAGTTCACACATGCCTATAGCTTGAAGAACTTTGGTGCGGTAATTTGGATCCTGCCAATGACGGATCCCGCTAAGTGATTTACTGATGACTGCCCTATAGTCCCGGACAAACTTAAACCGGGCCTCGGAGAACTCAACGACCGAGGACTGACAGAAAACCACCGAATGTAACGAGAAAGCTACTTTCTCGACCTTCAACTGCATACCCATCTCGAGGAAAAACTCTGAGACGGTGGTTAGTACACGTTCGAGACTGGTCTCTTCTATCACTAGAAGGCAGTCATCGCCATCGTCAAGCGTGTCATACTTAACCATCTGGATATGGAAGATGTATGCTGACACCATGATCAACATGTCCAGACAGTTGCCTAGAGCGGTGTTCATGTCACCACTCATCCGCCGGCCCTTGGCCTTGTACTTAATACCCGAAGAGCAGAATACTTTGTTTTGCATTTGCAGGCTCAACAACCAACTGAAAAACCTATCCGGATTACAGTGGGAGTAAACAGTATGCTCAACGGCCAAATGGTGGACGGAGACGTGCTTGTCGAAGCGAGAGGCATCGAGAGATAAAATAACAGGAGAGGTGAAATTGCGTAGCTTTGCAGCCAATAGTTCAGCTCTCTCAACGCTATTTAGTCCTTTAGCTATGTTGCGAGACGCAGGAACACCAGCACAGAAGTAACTGGTGTTATAGATGTAATGTTCGATAGGCTGTAGAAATTGGGCGAGGGCAACGCAATAGACGCCACTCCTGAACTGGATTGCTCTCGGATCAGGGTTAGTCTTAGCGTGGCCGTCGAATCTCTCGGCCTTAACGAACATAGTGCAGTAGGCGTGTCTCTTGTTAACGCCACCAGCAAGGAACTTCGTCACAGCCTCCTCATATCGCTTGCGCTTTGCCCCACCATAACGCGCAGGCATGGCAAGGATATCCTGAGGAGGGATAAACGGAAGGGTCCACTTGAATCTGTTGGCGGAAGCGTACATAGCTTCGATACCAAGTCGTGAAGGTTTTGGCACCACCCCAATCACCCGACCAACTACAGCGCGGAGTTGGTTATGCGAGCAATCGAAGTGGAAGGTAGGACGATAAACCCCAGGCATGTCGAGGTAAGCAATCCGTACCAAACGCTTATGGTGTTGGTCAGTGTGCATAGTTGGGGGCAAGTCTAGAGAGCAGCCTTCATCTAGAACCTGGTGAGGGGTATCCCCAACACAGATGCCTTGCACACTGACCGGCAGTTGTCATTGAGGCAGCTGACGATCCCACTTGAGGAGACCGCCAACCACATCACGAGCCTTAACTAGACCCCGATAAACTACACCGGATCCCCAAAGGTGGAATGCGGAGATCTCTGCCGTAGTGATGGTCATGGCTTGTGTTGCAGCCTCAACCACCTGAGCGACAGACTCACGCTCACCCCAGTTCCTCCGATGCGAGGATATCCAAGCCCTGCCTTGGCTCACGAGATTTGCCATACTCCTAGCATCACGCGGCTTGAATGCCACATTGCCAACTAGATAGTACAGTAACTCAGAGTCGATACGTTTAGATTGAACCAAAGCGTCCACCTGCTGAGTCAAGGAACCTGTCTGAACCTCATCTCCCGCCAACAACCACTTGTTCCACTCCATCACCCACCTAATGGTGGAGCGAAACACCCACACAAACGCCAAAGCTGCACAACTACCAACTAAGATATAGTAGCGTATGCTCCAGATTGGTAGGACAAGAGTCGTGCGAACAACGGTTTCTCCGAGCCCCATCATTGAAAACCAGCGACCTAATCCGTACAACAGGGGTACGTCAGCAAAGTCGGGCCAGTAACCAAACCACATCGTTAGATAGTAAAACCACCTAACATGCACCACGGTTTGGCGATGGATAACGCCGCACTCGATCCGCTCTTCCCAAAAGGGAGTAAGAGCAGCCGGAAACTCGGAGCAAACTGCAGCGGCCTCACCCCAGATGAAGTCGAGCCAAGACGGTTGCCTGTAGCAATACATCTTGACGCACCCGAGGGAGTAACCACTAGTCCACATGACACCACCAATCAGACATAGAACAACACTGAAACCTAGAAGGTACAGAATAGTTGCACAACAGTGGAGCGGACCTTCCCGGAGAAATTGTCTAGTTCTCAACGGGACGTCAGGGCCCACTGGCTCGTCTGCCGCATTATTAGGCTCAATGCGAGGAGCGGGGGCCGCTTGGGGGTCGATAGGATCGTCCACCCCAGCAGCCACGACAGGGTTCGCTCCAACCACTGGAACAGGCCCCTGTTCGGCCTAGATGATGCCGCCCACATCGCGCACCTGAGGTGCTCGTGCGTTTTCACCCTGCGCACCAGGGGGAGGTTGTCCTCCACCAGCCCTCTGCTGGTCGATAACCCGTTGCCCGGCGTGGGCTTGCGCACGGCGTTCCCTCCTATTTCTAGGAGCGGCACCGATCACAGGGACGGGGTTGTTGGCAGCACCCTGTTCGGGCCCACCAACATGCGCGGCAATGGCAGCTGCAGCGACCTCTTGACGAGGATTTTCGGGCAAATTGTCAACGATTTG